CGTTTCTTGCCGTGAACGCAAGCCTAGCCTACGAAAGCTATATGGATAAATGGGAACAGACCGCACTAATGGCGTGGCAGGCGATACTCTCCAGGGTTCAAGCCATGAAGAGTGAAGGAAAAACGCTCCAACAAATTGCTGATATCATCGGCGTAAAAAATCGTTCACTCATAGGCGAATGGCTCAATGGCAACAGAGAAGCCGCCAATGCTCCTTTTTCCAATCTGATGAGTTACTTGGAGCGTCTTGGGCTTGATTACCAGGATTTTTTCCCCGCCCGGGCACCAGAAATCCGCAGGGTCTCAAGCCATGCTCCGACGGAGAAGGTCCAGGGAAAAAATTTGCAGGAGCTTTCCGTCTATGACGTTGCCGGAGCCGGTCCGGCCATCGATATTGCTGAGCTGACCCCGCTCTTCTCCGTGTACGCGCCTCCCAGCTATCTGCGCCAAGCCGATTTTGCCATCCTTGTAGATGGGCACAGCATGGAACCATTGATCCCGCACCGCTCTGTGGTCGG